GGAGACAGAGCCTGGGAGATGATGGGTCAGGGGCCACTCGGCAGAGAGCATATCTTTGTGCTGACTCCGGGTCTGACGTTCCACACGCTGCAAGTTTACGGCAGAGGGATGGCGGCAAATGTGCCGGTGTATCGTCAGGGGTGGGGCTATCTTCTTCGGCCATACTTCGGAGGGAATCAGAAGGCACCGCACGACATTGAGATAAAGATGAAAGAACTATGACACCCGGCAACTACACCATACGAGCATACCGAGGCGATACGCTTCAGCTCACGTTCACCTTGACCGATGGCAGCAACTTGCCCATCGACTTGTCAACGGCCACAATGCTGATGCAAGTGCGTACCCATCCGGACGGTGACCTGAAGATGACATTTTCCGAAGGTGATGGCCTGACGGTAGGCGGAACGAACAACAACGTGGTCACGGTCAGCAAAGTGGTCGGTCTGGATGGCTGCGCTTATCAATACGACCTCCAGGCTACCTTTGCCACTGGTGTGGTGGTGACTTATGTGCGCGGGGCTTTTGTAGTAACTGAAGACATAACGACATGAGTGACGTAAATGTAACGGTGACCGGCACCTCAATCGGTGTACAAGTAGGCCCGCAGTCATACTATTTGTCTGCATATTCGACCCAAGATCAAACCAATGCCGGCGCGACATCGGTCAACAAGATGACCTACAACACGACTGACTTCAGCAATGGGGTCAGCATCGTCAGCGATTCGCGCATCACGATCGCCAATGCCGGCATCTACAACATCGAGTTCTCCGCTCAACTCTCAAAGGGTGACAGCGGGGACGATACCATTCAGATATGGCTCTGCAAGAACGGCAGCAACATGGCCAACAGCAACACCGAGGTGACGCTGATTGGCAACAACGGCAAGCACCTTGCTTCGTGGAACTGGTTTGTGAATGCTGCTGCCGGTGATTACTACGAAATTTGTTGGCACTCTTCTGACACCGCGGTGACCATAGACTACCAGGCTGCTGCCACGACACCCACACGACCCGCAATTCCATCCGTAATTTTAACCGTCAATAAAATAGGCTGATGAGCTTTGATATGATAGTATGGGCAGTGGGGTCGATTGCGTCAGTCTTCGGCATCTATATGCGCATGGAGATGAAGTTGAAGGAACTTGACCTTCGCGTCAAGTCGCTTGAGAAGACCGATCAGAAGATGAACGACAAGCTCGACCGGATCATGGAGATTGTCGGTGAGATTCGCTTGGAATTAAAAGACAAAGCAGATCGTTAATCATAAATACACAACAATGACAAAGAACTGGAAAACAACTGCCGCAGGCGTACTGGTGGCACTGCTGGCCGCCGCAACTTACTTCGGATGGCTGACTGAAGAGCAAGGTATGAGCATCACCTCCGTGCTGACGGCACTGGGCCTTATCGCCGCGAAAGATGGCAACGTGACTGGCGGTAGCGTAAAGCAGTGACATGCGATATATCTCAATTATCGCCATTTTTGGGTTGTTTTCATGCGATACCGTTCAAAAGTCGCTTCGTAAGAAAGAGGCGATTGACGCGGTCATTGCTGACTACGTGGCCCGCAATCCTCCCAAGAGTGACACGGTGTATCTGCCAGGGGTGGAGCGCGTCAGGTATGATACGATCGTCAATGAGAACATCTACGTGGATACAATCCGCGTCAGTGACACGGTGTACATCCGGAAGGTCAGGTACCAGGATATCGTGAAGACCATCATGAAGACCGACACCATGTACCGCGTGCTGGTGGACGATGGCGGTGCTCTGCTCCTGAAGCGGCAACTCGACCGGCAGACCGGTGAACTTGATGCCAAGAGCAGGAACGCGAAGGCCCTGCTGATCGCCGTCATCATCTTATCGGTTGCACTGATCACCGCCGTGGCTATTCGTCTTTTCTCCCGCTGATACATAGTGCTTTTGTGTGTGTGTTCGCCCGGTCATTTCTATGACTGGGCAACCTCATTTGTGGCAACCTGAAAAATATTTAGAAAAATAGTTTAGAAATATTTGGAAGATATTGGAAGAATGGTGTAGTTTTGATCAATCAAACAATCACAAATAAAACAGACGCCATGAAAAAGTACACGGTTTACTGCCAGTCAGGTCGCTTCTTTGAATCGTTCACTATTGCTGCTGATAATTACGAGGATGCCATTGCCATCGGCCGCCGTCAGTGCCGTCTTGAAGGCATCCGCTTCCGCTCCGTTCGTCTCGCAAAGTAGTCACCAATAAACACACACACATATGCACAGAGTAATCGCACGCACACGTTCGGCAGAGGTGCCGGAAGTTTTTGCTAAGAATTTTGTTCCGGATGGCATCCGGCAGGAAGCAGGCAAGTACATCATGTACTACCAGGAGTTCGAGACCGAATCAGAAGCCCGCTGCCTCATTATGCGCTCCATCATGAATCTCCACTGGTGGAAGGCTGATGAGATGAGGATGAAGATCATCGACTTCCTTTACCGAGACTATTATTGCACGGACAACGTTTTCGTCACCTACGATGATACAGATCGCACTAAAACAATCAAAAATGCAGCTGAAGAAAGAAATCATTGATGAATGGAACGTCCTTCGCGAGCCGGGGGATGTCAGGAAAATTGCCGAACTGGCAAAATGCTCAAAACAACTGATCTATCACACGTTCTACACCGGAAAATGTCGGGAGGAGCTATTCAACATCATCAGCCAGTTCTACATCGACCGCGCAAAGAATCTCCAATACATTCACTCTAAAATCAAATCGTTATGATAACCGTGATTGCTGCCACATTTGCCCTGCTCATGCTCATCTTCGTCACTTACGCCGCCATCGAGTACCGCCGCGAGTACAAGGCCCGCATGGATGCCTTCACGCTTGAGGATGAGTTCGTGGCTGATTACCTCAACTGCCAGGATATCCTGAAGTGCGCCACCTACAAGGATGGGCAGAAGATCATCAAGGCATTCAATGACCGATGGAGCGGCATCATGACCCGTGACCGTATTGACTACTTCGTCAAGACCATGACCGAAAGCCTTGAATATCGCATTATTTATAATCAGTTCTCTATCAATTAACGCCAATAAAATTAAAACACATGGCACTTGGAAATTCAAACACAGCAATTTACTTGTCCGTATCTGACGGCAAGATTGTGCGCCGGTTCAAGGAACCGACCGCGCAAAGCAAGGCACGCACAAACAAAATGGGCAACACCGTGCATGAGGAGTCTTATGACTACGTTGAGGGCATGATCACCGGCATCACGGTCAGGGACTCCGATTACGGCAAGTTCTGGTGCGTCAACATTCAGGACGGCGCGGATGCTTACATCCTTCAGTTCCAGTACAGCGGAGGCAATGCCAACAGCTTTCTCAAGTCCATCCCGAACGCTGACCTCCGCAAGCCCATCCGCATCCGGCCGGCGGTTGAGATTGACGGCGATAAGAAGCGGAGCAAGCTGTTCCTCGTTCAAGATGACAAGGCCCTGCGCTGGTTCTGGACGAAGGAGAATCCCGGTCAGATGCCGAACCTGAAGAAGATAAAGATTAAGGGCGTGGAGCAGTGGGATGACTCCGACATGATGGAGTACCTTGAATCCTATGTGAAGGAGCACATCACGCCCAAGCTCGGCGGGGGTGACATTACAAATGCCCAGGAGGATGAGGATGTACCATTTTAAGTAAACTAATCAACACACACACACAATGAGCAAGTTTATCATTGACATGCAGGCCAAGCAACTGACGATGCTTGATGCCCGCTTTTACTACGCGGAGGGGAACTTTTACCCCTCCGTCACCACCATTCTTGAAGCATACCCGAAGGATGCCGCCTATTTTAAGTGGATCAAAGAGGTCGGCACTGACGCTGATGTCATCAGAGACGAAGCCGGCCGGAGGGGGTCGGTAGTGCATGAGCTGACGGAGCGATATGACAATGGGGAAGAGGTCAGCCTGCTGAACATGGACGGGAACCTTGCGTTCAAGATGAGCGAATGGGCGATGTTTGAGAGGTACGTTGACTTTGTCACAAGGTTCAAGCCTGACTACTTTATGAATGAGCAGAACTTTGTCAGTCCTGCGCTGGGCTTCGCCGGCACCATCGACCGCTTGGCTTGGCTTGATGGCAAGCTGACGCTCATCGACATCAAGACATCCAACAACATCCATGACAGCTATTGGCTTCAGCTCGCCGCTTACTCTGCACTGGTGCACGTCCTGACATCCTACAAGGTCGATCAGGTGGCCATCCTGCACTTGAACGCCAAGACCCGTACGCTGGGCACAAAGGGAGCCGTGCAGGGCATCGGATGGCAACTGCTGAAGAAGGACATTGAAGAGAGCTCCACAGACTACTGGCTGTTCAAGGTCACAAAGCAGCTTTGGGGGGCGCAGAATAAGGATGCCAAGCCACGCCAGGTCTCTTACACATTGACGCATAAAAAGCCATCCGATGGAAGCGTTCAATGACCTCACATGCCCGAAATGCGTGTATCAGGGGCAACCGTTCATCACGTTCCATCTCAAGTCAGGCAAGATCGCCATCAATGGCGTGGCCGTTAAGATGATGGGCATCAAGGCCGGTGACATGCTTGAGTTCTACCGCAAGGAGATAGATGGGTCGATGGAGTGGTATGTATCTCCGGTCACTGCCGGCGGCTTCCTGCTATCAAAGCACTCCGGCAGCAGGACGCTGGTCTTCACACGCAAGGAACTCATCCTCTCCATCTATAACAGCTTATTTTATGAAGGCGCGCGGGGAAGGGCTTATGTGCTTCGAAAGCGCAGGGTGGAAGATAAATGGGTGTATAAATTGGACACATCAGAATTGAAAAATAAGTAACACATGGCACAACAAACGGCAGTTGAATGGTTGATTGAACAAATATCAGAAAAGCAACCAAATGGGTTTTACGTCATTGATACATTGGAAGATGTTAAAAGAGTATTTGAGCAAGCCAAACAAATGGAGAAGGAGCAGATAATGAAAAGTTTTGAATCATCAAGAATACCTTACAAATATGATGCAAACCTGACATTAAATGGGTTTGAGGATGCAGAACAATACTACAACGAAACATTCGGTAAACAATAACACACACACAATGAAATTCAAGATCTACGACACAACAAATGTCAAGTCAGGAGTAAGAAGCTCGAAGCCCATGATTCGGATTGCACGCAAGAGCGGCACGGTAAATTTCAACAAGGGTGCTGCTGCGCACTTCTCATTGGTCGAAGGCATGCGGGTTAGGTTCCTGCAGTCAGAGCAAGAGCCAGGGGATTGGTTTATCCAGTTCGGGCACAAGGATGGCTTTGCTTTGCGTCAGTCATCTGATAAGAGCAACTTTATCTTCAACTCTTCCGCAATGGTGGCAGAGATCATGAAGTCGGTTGAATGCTTTGATAAAGGGATGAACCTTGGCATCGGGGAGACCGTCACATACGGAAAGATTGAAGCAACAGCACTCATCACACTGAAAAACAAGTAACATGACACAAGAGCAACTTGACCAGATCGAAGCATGGCGCGAGAGCCTTGACGAGAAGCAAAATGATGAGCACATTGTGAATGCAATGTGGCTTGCGGAGGAAATGTGGGAGCGGCATCATAGCATTGTGAAGTTCGGCAACGATCACCGTGACTTCGGCACGTACATGATGGCATTTAGCATGGCACTTATGGAATCCATCTGGATGCCGCACGATATCATCAAAGCGATCACGGCTGATCTGGATGATCTGGACACAATGCCGGAAGAGTTTATCTGCATCCATAGGGAGTCACGCGGTGACTCTATGGTACGCATGTCATACATGGGCACGACTGACCAGGATCATGACTATGAGAAGCGTTCGACATTGAAGATATGCGACACGAAGACAGAAGCCGAAGCACTCACCGCCATCCTCAACCACGCAAACAAAGCCGGCCATGATGCAGTTACGAGGCTATCAGCTTGACATTATCGAGAGGGGCACAGAGGTGCTCCTCTCTCATTCCATCCTCTACCTTGCGATGGAGGTGCGGACGGGCAAGACCTTGACCTCGCTGAATATCGCAGAGAAAGCAGGAGCAACCTCGGTGCTGTTCGTGACAAAGAAGAAGGCGATGAGCAGTATCGAGAAGGACTACGAGAGTCGGAAGTTCACCTTTGAGCTTGACCTTGTCAATTATGAGGCACTGCACAAGTTGACGGCCGATGACATCGAGAGCTATGACCTTGTCATTTGTGATGAGGCTCACTGCCTTGGAGCGTTTCCGAAGCCATCCATCCGGACGCAGCAGCTCAAGCAGATAGTCGGCACCAAGCTGCTGATCCTGCTCTCCGGCACTCCCACACCAGAGTCGCACAGCCAGATGTACATGCAGATGTACATCTCCGAGCATTCGCCTTGGAAGCACTACCGCAACTTCTACGCATGGGCGAAGGACTATGTCACCGTAAAAAAGAAATATGTGTACAACCGGGAGTTGAATGACTACTCCAATGCCGATCGGGAGCGCATTGAGCGCGACATGAAGCATCTCATGATCTCGTTCACGCAGGAAGAGGCAGGCTTCGTCCAGAGCATTGAAGAGGTCAGGATGGAGGTAAAGATGAAGGATGCCACCTATGACGCAATAAGAAGGATTTTACGCGACAATCTATTGAAGACAAGTCAAGGCATGGTCATCGCTGATACTGCCGCTAAATTGCAGCAGAAAGCGCATCAGATGTATAGTGGCACGGTCATCATTGATGAGGCTGATGACCTGACCGATAGTGAGACAAAAGCGCAAGTCTTCGATGTCACAAAAGCGGAGTTCATTCGTGACAACTTCAAAGGCCAGAAGATCGCCATCTACTACAAGTTCAAAGCCGAGGAGCACATGCTGTACCTTGTGTTTGGTGCACGCATCACCAAGGACAGTGAAGAGTTCAATCAGTCAGGATCCGACCGCGTGTACATCTCGCAGATCCAAAGCGGCCGGGAAGGCGTGAACTTGTCATCTGCTGACTGCATTGTTATGATGAACATTGACTTCGCTGCGGTCAGTTACTTCCAGGCAAGGGCAAGGCTTCAGAGCAAAGACCGAGAGCGGCCGGCGATGGTGTACTGGGTGATGGCAGAAGGTGGCATTGAGCAGAAGATTTATGAGCGTGTGCTTGACAAGAAGGATTACACGCTTTGGCATTTCAAGCGAGATTTTTTGAGCTGAATTTCACTCATTGTGAAATAATGTTGATAATTTCACGTTAATAGAAACAAACCACAAAATGAAAAAGACAATTTTTATCCTCATGCTTACCTTCTCCCTATCCACCAACGCGCAGGCCGGTGGCATATGGGATGGCATCAAAGAAGCTGCCCGCGGAGTGGGCTGGATGTTCTACATGGAAGCCTGCAAGTTGACCTGGGCATTGTTCAGCGAGGAAGGTCTGAACATCGGCAACCTCAAGTATTATTGCACTCACCCGCAGCATGACATCCTGCACAAACCGAACAGAAAATGAAAAGCAAAAACTGGCAGCTCGTCTGCGACTTATTCTGGTATCTGATCAAACACATCTGAAATGAAAAAGCACACACTTACAATCGCACTTTTAGCAACTTTGACAATGTCATCCTGCTCATTGTTCCGGCACATTGAAGGCCCGCAGGCCGGCAAGCCGGAGAACTGGCATGACGTGCATCGCGGTGACCAGCGATTCATTGCAATCCTTGCAGGGTTCACCGTAGCGTTCATCATCGGCTTTATCGGGTCACAGACTGACCTGATGATAAAAAGATAATTACCTCGGATGGTTTGAGGCAGCGGGGTTAGTTCAAGTGCCGCAATGACGGCCAAGGTAGAACGCGCCATTGGTGCAATGGGAGTTCGAGTCTCCCACTTCGCTCTTTGCATTGGGTTTTGGTTTGGATTAAGGACAAGATCGCCCTGCGTTTCTACGCTGGGGCTTTTATGGTCAGCTGGCTGAATGGCATCAGCTTTTGAGGGTTGCATCTCCGTTATGCGTAATGCCTTCCATGGGTTCGATTCCCGACTGACCGCGTCACAAAAACACACACACACATGTTACAAGCACTGAAAAAAACCATGAACAACATTGAAGACAAGGTCAACGCATTTGTCACACCTGACCCGCTGATGAGGCAGGAAGGTGGTGAGCACTATAAGGGCATGAAGATTCAACCAGTGGAGTTCGTCCATGCCAACAACATCCCTTACCTGGAAGGGTGCGCCATCAAATACCTTTGCAGGCATCGGGCAAAGGGTGGCGTGGTGGACTTGCTGAAGGCCAAGCACTATATTGATCTCATCATATCACTTGAGTATAAAAACCAGCAGCCATGAAACTATACACCGAAAAACAGTTACGAGATGCTGTTAAATCTGCTCTCAATGGTATTGGTATTCAATCAACAGACGATATAACGGATATTATTTTGTCTGAAATGACGCCAATATTAGTGCCGAAATTACCTAACATCAAAGAAGCGGCAAATGACCTAAGCCCTTTACTTCTTGCACATGATAAGCCGGAGATATTCATTGAAGGTGCTGCATGGACAGCTGTGCAAATAAAAGAACAGATTATGAAATTAAACCATATTCAGCCATGAACCGATCACACAACGCTATCAAGAAGTTCATAGACGAACTGCCCCCAGAGTTCGATGCCATCAAGCACAAAGCAGAGAAGCTGCTCGATGCCCATCGGGACGATGTCATTGCAGCATACGTACATGCCGGCGATGGCTACCTTGACAAAGATGCTCTCATTGAATCAGCGGAGGCCTATTATGAGAAGCGTCACACCACCCTCTGAAGCGGCCATTCAGCGTCAGGTGATGAATGCGCTGGAGAAGGAAGGGTGGATGTGCGTAAAGCTCATCCAGACCAACCTAAACGGCATGCCTGACCTTCTTTGCTTGCGGCATGGCATGACTATGTTTATTGAGGTGAAGAACGAGACGGGGAAGCCATCTCCGATGCAACTGCATCGCATAGAGAAGCTGAAGAACTGCGGGTTCGGTGCTTATGTGGTATCAAGCGTGAAACAACTTTATCTTTTAGGATTAATCAGTGAATAATGCAACTCACAGAGAACTTCCATCTGCATGAATTTTCCTGCAATGACGGCACCGGTGTACCGCCGGTATATCTTGATAATGTCGAGAAACTTGCCAAGAACTTGCAGATATTGCGTGACCACATCAAGCAACCCATCAGCATCAACTCCGCGTACCGGCATCGTGCGTACAACACCAAGATCGGGGGCAAGCCGAACAGTCAGCACCTGACCGCAAGCGCGGCAGACATCACCGTCAAATCAATGTCACCGCGTAAACTCAAGGGGGTCATTGAGAAGCTGATTGCGCAGAAAAAGTTGTGGTTCGGTGGGGTCGGACTTTACCCAGGATTTGTTCATGTGGACATAAGGGATACTCCCGCGCGGTGGTAGTACCTTTGAGCAACCACAAGAAGAATGAGCAAAGCAGAATTGTGCAGGCAAGCGCGTGAGAAATACGGATGGGAGATGCCGACCTTGAAGCTCGCGCGGATAATTTACGATGAGAACAAGTTAAGGTTCAAGGACGTTGAAGCAGTCAGAACATTGCTGCGCACCATAGAGCGGAAGAATGGCAGTTCGACAAATGGCGTGAAGGTTTCCGCACCGATTGAGTACCAAGAGAACCACCGGCCACGCAACCCGTACAAGCTACCGGAGAGTTCAGAGACCACTTACGAGCCATACATTGTGCCCGGCAAGCGCATCTTGGTGCTATCTGACATCCACATCCCATATCACTCCATTGAGGCACTAACGGCAGCTCTTGACTTCGCAAAGAAAGAGCCGATTGACACGATTGTTCTGAATGGGGATACGCTCGACTTCCACGGGTTGAGCCGGTTCGTCAAAGACCCAAAGGCAAGGAGCGTGGCGCATGAGCTGGCTGCTTTCAAGGAGTTCATGATCGCGCTGCGGGCATTGTTTCCAAAGAGTCATATAATTTACAAAATGGGCAACCATTGCGAAAGATATGACCATTTTCTCATTCAGAAGGCACATGAGATCATTGGGGTGGAGGAGTTCGATTTCCGAAATATCATCAAGGCAAGGGCAGAAGGCATTGAGGTGGTGGGCGAAAAGCGCATCTTGAAGCTGGGGGCTTTGAACCTGGTTCATGGCCATGAGTTCGGTGGCTCGATATTCTCACCGGTAAACATTGCCAGGGGCTTGTTCCTGCGCGGGAAGGTGAGTGCCATGCAGGGGCACAACCATCAGACAAGTGAACACACAGAAAGCAACATGAACGGAGAGATCACCACGACCTATTCGGTCGGATGCCTTTGTGAGCTTCATCCGGCATATCTTCCAATCAACAAGTGGAATCACGGGTTCGCCATTGTTGAGGTAGATGGGCAAGCATTCCATGTGCGCAATTACCGAATTCATAAAGGGGAGGTTTTATGATGGACACAGAGATAAAAGATGTGCCGGAGAGCGTCGAAGACTCTGAGTATTTGCTGGGTGTTATCGAGTGCCAACTGCAAGTCATTGTTACCATCAGCGAGATGGACAGTGACCTTTACGATGACCTGGATGAAGACCGCGTCAAGACAATGAGCGGGGCATTCAGGCTGATCAGAGAGGCACAAAGAAAAATATCGGAGGATGTGAAAAAAATGGGGAAGGGGTAGTATATTTGCGATGTAATCCGATGTAGCCCACGCATCGGGGTGCGCTTAATAGTCGCCACATATTGGCAGGGCGGTACTCTTCGGGTGCCGGTGGGCCCCTGCCGATATGTGGCTTTTATTTTAATGTTATGAGTAAATATGTAAAACTTTTATTGCAAAGTGGTGAAGTATTATCATTTGAAATTATTACACCTTACCCAATTGATTATCCCATTATGTGCAGTATTGCAGAAAATAGGCTTGCTGCTGAATTAGATTTACATAAAATGAGGATTCTTGCCGAAAATTACAGACCAGTTTATAACGATGGCAATAGAATAATTTCTATGTGTGTTGGCGTCAGTAACATCACGGTTTATTTATTAAATGAACCAACTGATGAAGAAAGGCAGAGAATCATTGATTTGTGGTCATTGTCAATGCAAATGGGTTATTGTGAAGTAAAGAGATCAAATATTTTCTAATGGCAAAAATCACTGACATCATCCGCGAACTGCATGCCGATGGTCTGCATGTTCTTCCGCTTCGGCACAATGGCGAGAAGTTCATACACCCGCAGTACAGCGGTAGCTTTGACAAGCCGTTCAGTACGGAAGAGCTTGAGAAGTTCTTTGCCGATGGCTTCAACAATGCCTATGCCGTCATTCACGGCAAATGCAACCCATACCTAAAGTGTCTTGACTTCGATGAGAAGAACGCGCCTGGCAAAGACCTTTATGGCACATGGCAGATGCTTGTTGATCCAGATCTATTGTCAAAACTGGTCATCGAACGGACGCGCAGCAATGGCTATCACGTTTATTTTCTCTGCACTAATAAAGTGGTGGAGAAGGCATTGGCATCATCTGCCACCGGGCAGGAGTGGATCGCCTGCAGAAGCTCGGAGATGCACGGCCTTGTTTATGCTGCACCTTCGCCAGGCTACACCTACCATCAAGGCAGCCTATTCGACCTTCAGGAGATCACTGGTGATGAGATGGCGCAGTTATGCGATGCCGCATGTCAACTTAATGAGTACACCGGGGAGAAAAACTTCAAAAGCACCAGCCTGGCGCCTGTGCAGATGCCGGCAAATTATGCTCCTGCGCTTCGGGCATTTGATAGGGAGATATCTGATGAATACATACTTGGGTTCCTGCAGGATCAAGGGTGGACGATAAGCGACAGAGTAAGAAGAGGTAAGGTCAATGGAGAAGATTGGCAATACGTGCCATGCTGGAGGCCTGGAAGAGATGACAAGGAGCCGGTCAGTGCGAGGTATTGGCTTCAGAACAAGAGATTGTCAGTCTTCACGACATCAACCGACTTCCCGGCATGGGACTCCGGCCAATCGTTCAGCCACTCACCTTCACGGGTGCTTTACTTTATGATGAACCGGGATTGGAAGGCAGTGATGTCTTTCATTGGTGAGAAGGCAGATGAACTGCAAGTGAAGATCCCGGAGGTCACACCGATGGCTTTTGCGAACCCGGTGAGGGGTGGTGAAGTGTGGAAGGTGGAGGTAAAGGGCATCATCGAATGGGCAGAGCGGGCAGGCTTCTGCTGGATGCGGATGTCGGCAAGCAGTGACACGGTGGTGGAGCTGATCCGGGTGGTGGACAATATCATCTATGTATGTGATGAGAAGGATTTGCTCCGCGCTTACCGGGAAGAAGTCGAAGCTAACTACAACGGGGAGCAGAGCAGCAGAGTGCTGCATGCGTTCATGCCGTCAGTGTTCAAATACATGAGCGCACTGCCAAACTTTGACGGCGAACTGATGCGGGATGAGAAGGACTGCAGTTACATGTATTTTTCCAATGGCGCACTGCGCATCTCTGCCGGCAATGTCAGCCTGGTAAAATACTCTGATCTCCCAGGGTGCGTCTTTGCCCGACATATCAAGAACTTTGAGTACAAAGGGCACCAAGGCACCGGTGACTTTGCAAAGTTTATCGGGTTCGTCTCTGTGGATGATGACCACCGCCGGCACATTATGTCATGCCTTGGGTATATTCTGCACCATTACAAGCTTCGGAACTACGCGAAGGCCTTGATGATCATCGAGGATGTGGAAGACCAGGAAGAGGCGCGTGGAAGATCAGGAAAGGGCTTGATCGCGCAGTTCATTGAGTGGATCAGGTGGACGGTGCAGCAGGATGGACGGAACTACAAGAGTGACAGTCAATTTAAGATGCAACAGATCGTGCCAGGGGTGCAAGTGTTCTACCTCAATGACCCTGCACCTAACGTGCTGATGAACCAATTTTACAACTTCATCACAGATGATTGGCTGGTCGAATCGAAGGGGAAAAAGAGCTACACTATCCCGTTCAAGCATTCTCCCAAGATAATGATCACGACCAATTATCTGCCGAATCTTGAGAGTGATTCAGACAAGGATCGTTTCATTGTGATGGCCATCAAAAAGCACTACGGCAGCCACCGGAGCATCCGTGATGACTTCCCGGATGTCATCTTCTTTTCTGAAGATTGGCCGCATGCTGACAAGCTGATGGCCATAAACTTTGCCATAGAGTGCATCCAGTTATATCTCAATCATGGTGTTGTGAACTACACCAGCGAGCCGATGAAGCGGAACGCTGCCCAAAGGATCATCAAGAACCTTGTGCCGGAGGCACTCATTGAGTGCCTTGAGCAGGCAATGGAGGCATGCAGGGCATCTGACAGCGCATACCAATTCGGTGAGCTTTTGAAGCCGTACGACCTGAAGAAGGACACAAGCGAGAGCATGTCAAAAGCCTTTGATTGGAAAAGCAGGAAGGAGCTGATCATCTACAAGTCTGCACTTTATCAATATGTCACAAAAGCATATTCTATGAAGAATATGACTGACCGGGTATTTGGGAAGAAAGTCAATACCTACCTTGAGAAGTCTGGATATGAATTTGAAAGCACCAGAAACAACACCAAAGGCATCCGGATATTGGTGCAACTTAACTCAAATCCTTACGGCATTCCTGAAAATTCAACTGCACGCGATGCAGTCAAAATGCAGTCAAAAACAGACAAAAACGAGATAAGTGGCAAAATTGACGATCTTGAAGATGCGCCATTCTGAAAAAAATGGTCAAATCATGCAGTGTGACAATATTGGTGCAAGGAAAATTTTATCACTGCACTGGCTTGACTGCACTCGCGCGGCATTGACCTTCAACGAGTTACACGGTTAGTGCAGTTAGTGCAGTTAATTTTCTTATTTTATATATAAAGTAGTAAAATAAAATAATATATATATATAGAGTAGAAATCGGTTTTGTCACTGCACTACTGCACTGGCATCATCAGGAACAAAAACGAAACACATGGAAAAAAATCATCTTGTCGTACTTGACGTGACCAAAGACGGGGTCAAGGCACATGGCCCGCTAAATGAGCTGCAAGCCGTCACCGTGATCACCCGCATGATGGAGGATCAGCCCATGAGGGTGGCACATGAGGTGCCGAGGGTATGGGTGGCAAACCTTGAAACCGGAGAAATCAAAAAACCAATTCTAAAAATCGCATTATGAGCAACCACACACAGAAAAGCGTTCAGCGGGTAATTGATGCCATCTGCCAGGCATTCGGGGTAAGTGAAGAACAACTATCCAGCAGGACAAGAGTCAGGGAGATAGTCAGCGCACGGCACATGTTCTACAAGATCGGGCGGGACATGCTTGGCATGACCTACAAGACCTTGGGCAGTACCCTGACAATGGGTCGCAAAGGCTACGACCATTCAACGGTCATGCACGCCATTGATGCCATAAACGACCTCATGAGCATCAAGGATGAGATCGTCACTGCGAAGTACAACGAGGTCATGAGCATCATCCGGCAGAAGTCAGACAAGGTGACCACTGTTCACATCAAGGTTTGGCCTGATCAGGCTACCTTGCTTTTCCGCTTCCTTCAGCGGGAAGAGATACCGTTCACGGTGCTGGATTCCGTAATTTCGCATGAGACAAAAAACGAAACAAATGGCACTGAATAAGCAGGAGATGATTGACAAGGCTCTTGCGATAATACCGCAGGAAGAATGCGTCACGCTTGAAGAAGTGTGGCTCTTCCTTGGCATCACACGCACCACGGCATTTAACTACGAGCTTAACAAGGTTGACGAGATAAAAGAGGCTGTTCAGAATGAGAAGATCAAGGTCAAAAAGAAGCTCCGGCGCAGATGGCGAGATTCCGACAACGCCACCCTCCAGATAGCAGAGTTCAAGCTCTGCTCCGATGACGAGGAACTTGCACGGCTGAACACCCAGAAGGTGAATGCTGACATCGCCGTGACCGGAAAGGGCAGGGTGATCATGGAAATGCCTGACGATGCAGATGCAACCTCCTGACATTCGGGTAAAGCTGACCCGGCCGGCCGCCATCACGGTGAAGGCATTGGCCGGCGATAAGCGGTACATCTGCCATGAGGGTGGGTCAAGGTCAGGCAAAACCTTCGGCATCATCCAGGCACTGATCTTCTGGGCAACAAACAACGACCGGAAGAAGATCAGCGTAGTGAGCCACTCCCTCCCGCATCTGAAGCGTGGTGCCATGAGGGACTTCTTCGACATCCTTGAGTCATGGGGGTGGTACGATGAGGAGCAGCACAACAAGACCGATGCCATCTACACGTTTGAGAACGGCACGTACATCGAGTTTTTTGGGCTTGAGGATCACGACCGAGCGAAGGGGCCTGGCCGTGACATCCTCTTCTGCAACGAGGCCAACCTTCTCTCGAAGGCTCTATTCGATCAGCTCGATATGCGGACACGGTTCAAGGTCATCACCGACCTGAACCCATCCGACTTCGACATCTGGTGCTACCACCTTGCTGACTCTGACGAGGCGGTAAAGGTGCACAGCACTTATCGCGACAACACCCATCTGCCAGAACCACAGCGCAGGGTCATTGAGGGGTACCAGCACGCTGACCCAATGATGTGGAAGGTGTTTGGGCTTGGGGAGAGGGGAGCAAGCCAAGAGCAGATCTACACGCACTGGAAGCTTGTGGAGAAAGTGCCGCAAGGGGAGGTCTTTTACGGGCTTGACTTCGGCTTCAGAAACCCAACCGCAATGGTGCGCGTGACATTGGCAGATGATGCGCTTTATGTGCATGAATTGTACTACGAGTCAGGCATTACGACCGGAGAGCTGACCAGCATCATCCCGGACAAGGTGCATGACCCATACAGCGAGATTTACTGCGATGCTGCCGAACCCAAGACTATTGAGGAACTTTACCGGCAGGGGCTGAATGTCAAGCCTGCCGACAAGGATGTCTATGCCGGCATCATGAAGGTGAAAAGTTTACCTTTGTTCGTGACCTCAAGCAGCAAGAACCTAATCCACGAACTCAAGAAGTACAAGTGGAAAACGGACATGAACGGCAAGGTGATAGACAAAGAGCCGGTGAAAATGGATGACCACTTGGTTGATGCGATGAGATACGCAGTGTTCACGAAACTAAAACAGCCCAGGCTCACCTGGGGAGTGATATGAGCATAATCGACAGACTATTCAGAAAGAAGGGATTGAACCCGGCAGCGATGCAATACGCATTCATGCCGATGAATCAAGGGCAAATCCTTCAGCAATTTGATGCCCAGCGGTACACTGACGCATACCAAGATAACGCTGATGTGTACGCCATTGTGAGCTTCCTTGCTCGCAAGGCTGCAAGCATCCCTTGGTACGTGTACGAGAAGAAGAGCGGCGCAAAGGCACGGGTCAGCCTTGAGCGGTACAAGCAACTGACCAAAGGCCTTGGCAATCCGGGTGCGCTTGATCGCGCCATCCAGGAGCGCAAAGCGGCATACGATGAGAACATGATTGTGGAAGATTCGCCGGTGGCAAATCTGCTCAAGAATCCGAATGGCTACCAAGGGCAAGATCAGTTCTTTGAGCAGCTTTTTGGCATGCGCTTCCTGACAGGCGAAGGCTTTGTCTGGGGCAACGATGGCAACATTGACGAGGGGGAGTTCACTGAATTGCTGGTAATGCCGAGTCAGTTCATGGACTTGATTGCTGACCCCAATGACCTCTTCGGTGTGCTTGGATGGCTGCTAACTTCCGGAAATGGCAACATATCACTCCAGAAGTCGGACATCCTGCAATGGAAGTCGTGGAATCCGAAATTTGACTCCGTCACCCGTCCCCACCTTCGGGGCGTGTCACCGATACAAGCAGCCTGGAACAACTACCTCATGGGCGTGGAGAGTCAGAAGGCCGCTGCCAAGCTGATGGCCAACGGCGGTGCGAAGGGTGCGCTTGTGCCGAAGGCCATCGGCAACCAGATACCGCTTGTTGACGAGAAGACCGCTGCCAACATGCAGCGGGCACTTGCTGACCGCGTGAACAACAACGACCGGTATGGTCAGGTGGCGATGCTCCAGACTCCTTGGGAGTTCCTGAACTTCGGCTTGACCTCTTCCGAGATGGCACTTATCGACACGATGAAATTCAGCCTTGAGCAGTGGTGCCGGGTCTTCTCCATGCCGGTGGTGCTATTCTCTGCCGACAACATGGCCGACAATAACTACCAGAACGCACTCCGTGACCTCGTCACCAACACCATCGTGCCGATGTGTGCACAGCTCCGCGATGAGCTGAACAAGTGGCTCGTGCCGAGGATGGGTGACAAGAACGTATTCGTTGACTTCGACATCATGGCCCTGCCTGAACTGCAAAGGGACATGGAGAAGATGGTGAACGGTCTGCGGTCTGCCGATTGGCTGACCTATGATGAGAAGCGCGTGGCGATGAACTACGAGCCGAAGGGCGGGGCGTATGATGCCGCATACATCGCGCAGGGCATGATACCCATCGACCAGGCTGCAATGGACTTAAGTGCTGGAGAGCAACAGCTCGGACAGATATGACGGCAGACGATCTGCATATCATCAACACGCTCGTCATGGCACGCTTCCCGAAGCTGCCCACAGAGCGTGGGTGCATAACGGAGAAGCGCATGAGAGATGCGGCGCGCGAAGCATACCGGACAAGATTGATCAATGACATCACGGCAAAGAAGATCGTACTGGAGGAGATGGCACCAGCTCCTGAAAAAGCATGAGGATGCCAATGTTACGCGTGTGCAGCGTGCTTTGACCAAGCAGGCAGAGCAGTTCATTGCGGAAGCCGAGCGCATCGGCTTTGACCGTGCGTTTCAGCAGTTCACGCTCCTGAATGAGGATTTGCTTAATGTCATCAGCAAGCTCCACAAATCCGTGGCAATGGAGTTCGGTCGGCTCACCAATCAGCAACTCAAGCGCGGGCAGAAGGTATCCTTCTTCAACGCCAACTTCCTGCTCAACATCACCGAACTGCTGACCCGTCAGGCTCTTGATCTGCTTTCACTGATTGAGGCAACGACCAAAGAGCGCATCCTTGACATCCTTGTCCAAAGCACGCAGGAGCGGTGGGGCTTTGCAGAGATTGCGCGCAGGATCACACCAGAAGTCGCGTCAGAATCACGCGCATTGACTATCACCCGTACCGAGAGCAACCGCGCCGCCAACCTTGCTGCCATTGAAGCAGCCAGGCTGCAAGACTACGAGGTGACAAAGGAGTGGATCAGCACACTCGACTTCAGGACGCGCCGGTACAAAGAAAAAGATCAGTACGACCACGCAAAGCTCGACGGAGATGTGAAGGAGCTTGATGAGAAATTCACACAAATGGGTAGGACAAACAATCTAATGGCATCGGCTGACTACCCACTCGACCCGGCAGCTCCTGCCGCTTTTACGATAAATTGCAGATGCGTGCTTGGCTTTGAGAATAAGCGGGACGCACAAGGACGATTGATACCAAAAAGACGATAACAATGCCAGTAGAGCAATGTAGCAACGGAAAATGGCGCATCGGAGATGGTGAGTGTGTGTACACCACCGAACGAGCGGCCAACCGTGCATATCAAGCATATCTTGCCATTGAAGGTGAAAGCGCAGCAGAACACGAAGAGAAGGCAGATGTCAATCGCATCAGCTTCGACTTCGATGATACTCTTGAGTACCCAAAGCTGCAGGCAATAGCCAAGCGTTACATGGCAGAAGGCAAGACGGTGTATCTCATAACCCGCCGGCGGTCGGAAGATAGCGCGGAGGTGTATGAGGTGACCGATGAGATTGGCATCCCACGCCGGCGTGTCATCTTCACCAATGGGCAGATGAAATGGCAGACCGTGCAGCGTCTTAACATCGGCCATCACTACGACAACAACGAAGATGAGGTCATGCTGATCCGCGAGAACACCGATGCACGCGCCACACTCGTCAATGAGGATGAGATGGAGGACTACGAAGATTTGGAAGATGACCAAGAAGAAAATGACGATGACGAAGAGATGAAGCACATCGTCAACACCATCATGCACAAGGAAGAGACATATAACGACTATCCGGAAGCGGCCACCAACAATGCACGGCGAGCATTGAAGTGGAAGGAAGAGAATGGCAGCACATGCGGCACGCCGGTGGGGTGGACACGCGCTAATCAGCTCGCCAACCGAGAGCGCATCAGCCGCGACACGATCGCCAGGATGGCATCATTCAAGCGACATCAGCAGAACAAGGATGTGCCGTATAGCGAAGGCTGCGGAGGGCTGATGTGGGATGCATGGGGAGGCGATGCAGGCATAAACTGGGCTATTCGTAAATTGCAGCAGATTGACGGCAAAAACAACAGCATGATTTACGGATATAAGCGCATGACGCAGGAGGTGAAGGATGTCGATGCCAAGAAGGGCATCGTCACCGGGTACTTCTCTGCTTTCAACATAAAAGACTCCGATGGTGACATTATCGTTCCAGGAGCATTTCAGAAGTCACTATCCGAATGGTTCCCGAAGGGACGCATCAAGCACCTCCTGAACCATGACCCGCGCCAACCGCTTGGCAAGCTGATGGAGCTGAAAGAAGACTCTTACGGTCTGTACTACGAATCGCAGATCGGCACCCATAACCTTGGCCGCGACTTCATCAAGATGGTTGAAAGTGACCTTGTCAAAGAGCACTCGATTGGCTTCAACGTGAAGGGCAGCCGGAAGGGCAAGGATGCTACTGAACTCTATGACGTAGTTTTGTATGAAGGAAGTTCTTTGACGAGCTGGGGGGCCAATGAGTACACCCCGATGCTCGGACTGAAATCAATGGATGCAAGGATCGAAAGGGTCAAGAAGTTAGAGAAGTTCATCAAGCACACAAGTGCCACCGATGAAACAATCGAGCTTCTGATGCTTGAGATCAAGCAGCTGAACCAACTTATCGAGGACTTGAGTAGCCAGCCGGCAGTCGAAGAGACACCGGCAGAGCCAAAGGTTGAAACCGAAGATGTTGCGCAAAAAGCTGCCACTGCACTCGATATTTTGACATTAAAATATTTCTAAACAATTTTTACAATCGTAACAAAATGGAAGTAAAAGACATCGTCAGCGCGCTCGATCCGAAGCTCGCTGAAATCAAATCCCAGGTCAGCGCAGAAGTCGCTGCACTGGATGCCAAGCACTCCGCCACCGTGGCACAATTGAACGAAGATGCCCAGAAGAAGGGCGAAACTCTCGGCGAACTGCGCGAGAAGATTAACGGACTGATCGCCGCCAATGGTAAGATCAAATCCGAGATGGAGGCTGATGCTTTTGGCGGTGACCGTCAGAAGTCGCTCAAGGCTGGCATCATGGACATCGTGGCTGCCAACTTCGACGCAATCAAGTCGGAGACTCCTTTCAACAGCTCAAAGGCCGTTGGCACGATGACGCTCGGCAACAACCTGACCGGCACAAGCCAGATCAGTTACACCGACAATCCCATCCTGCGCAGCTTCTTCAGCCCGCACCTCTACAACATCTTCCGCATCATCCCGACTGCCACCGGCAACGTGACGTTCCCCCGCGGCAACGCCGCCATCGGTGAGGGTAGCTTCGGCACGCAGACTGAAGGGTCTGCCAAGGCACAAGTCGATTACGATGTAACGATGGTGAACACCTCCGTTCCTTTCGTAGCCGGTTACGCCAAGGTGAGCCGTCAGATGCTGCAAGACCTTCCCTTCCTCCAAGCGTATCTCTCCCAGAGCCTGCTTGAAGACTGGAACCGTGCCATCAACAACTCGTTCATGAGCACGATCACTGCATCTGCTACTGCCGGCAGCACCTCTGCCACTCCGGTTGCAGAGCGCGTGATTGATTATGTTGCCCAGCACCTGGCTCTCGGTCTCGGTCAGCCCAATGTAATCCTGACCACGCACGCAGTGTGGGCATCAGTCCTGAAGACGCAGCCGACCAACGGAAGCTACGGCGTACCGGGCGGCATCACCATCGGCGCACAAGGTGAGACCCGCATCGTTGGCATTCCTCTGGTTCCTCACTCTCAAATCGTGAGCGGCAAGATCTATGTCATGAACACTGATGCGTTCGCAATCGCCCAAGCTTCCGGCCTCGCTGTTCGCTCTACGGAGACCGATCAGGATGACTTCGTGAAGAACCTGGTGACTTACCGTGCTGAAGCCCGTGTTGCTCTGCTTTCCTTCCAGCCTACCGCTGCGATCTACGGAAGCGCGAGCTGATCCGACCTCTGATAAATACAAAGGGAGTGGGGACATCGTGCCCTGCTCCCTTAAATTTGTAACAACAGTACTCGCCACGCTTCTCATTGATCAGCGTACCAGGGCGAGTCTTTTGCTTTAACACACAAACACACAGCATGCCCATCGGCTCCTACTCTTCTTTCCGTGACATCATGCGTCAGGTATTGATGCACTCCCCAAAGACCATCCTCGACCTCGGCATCGGGCACGGCATCAATGGTGCAGGCATACGGAACTGGCTCAATGTCGGTATCAAGGATAACTACAAGCAGACCACGCTCATCGGTGTGGAAGGCTTCATGGAATACCGCTCACCATTGTGGGATTGCTATGATTGGGTTTATACTTCCACTATTCAACGGTATTTAGAGGCAGAAGATCGGGAATTCGACTGCGTCCTAATGACCGATGTGATTGAGCACTTCGACAAGGATGAAGGCAATGCAATCATCAGCAAGATCGTGAACACAAAACTGGCTCTCGGCGGCATCCTCCTCATCAGCACGCCGGCCGTATGGATCGAGCAGGGCGCAGCCTACGGCAACCAACTTGAGACTCACCGCAGCCTTTGGCACTTTACTGACTTCATCGGCATGCCGGGCGTGGAGATCATAAAGGATGGTCGTGAGGATGATATGGGCTACAAGATGCTGGTCGTGAAAATTACCAAGGTATGAAGCTGCTGAACTCCATCCATCTCTACCCACCGCAGCACACGTGTGGCGCGGAATTCATGGCACATTGGATCAACAAGGACATCAAAGCAAATGGCGGCGATGTGCGTGTACTTCTGCATCAAGCCCGCCACTACCGCATCAATAGCATGTACACCTATGATGGCATTGATGTCTTCCCACCAGAGGACATGGTGATTGAGCGACTCATTGGGTGGAGCGATGCCATGATGACGCACCTTGACTACACCGATTGGAGCATCGGCATCGCGCAAGTTTACAAGAAGCCACTCTTCCACCTAATACACAACACCAGCACGTACAACCGCATTGTATGGGCAGACAGCCCGCAATACATCATCTACAACAGTGAATGGGCAAAGGAGCAGTTGAACTATCAGCATCCGAGCATTGTCGTGCCTCCTCCATGCGATTGGCGGCACTACGATACCAATGTTGACCCATCGTACAACGAAGCCATCACGCTCATCAACCTGGACGAGAACAAGGGCGGGCACATCCTCCGGCAGATCGCTGAAGAACTCCCTCACCGCAAGTTCATCGGAGTGATGGGCAGTTACTCCGAGCCGGCAGATAAAGGTCAGCACACGAACCAACCGCCGAACGTAACCGTGCTTCCAAAGACTCCAACGATCAAGGATGTGTATGCAAAAACGCGCATTCTTATCATGCCGTCAAAATACGAATCTTGGGGGCGAACGGCAACGGAGGCCATGTGCAGCGGCATCCCGGTCATCAGCTCTGGTACACCGGGACTTCGGGAGAATTGTGGCAAGGCAGGGCTTTACGTTGAGCGTGAAAATGTCAAGCAATGGGTTGACCAGATTGAGCGGCTCTTTAATGCAAAAGCTTACGAGAAAGCAAGCAAGGCGGCTAAGATTCGCAGCCGTGAGCTTGACCCGATGGCATCCTTGGAGAGACTTCGTAACTTTATGCGTCAGTCGATCGCTGACCATAAACGACAAGCATGAACCTCCTCATAGATACCGAGATTGTCCAGGACTACACGACCGAGCCGGTCAGTGTAGCCGAGGCAAAGACTTACATGAAAATAGCGTTCACTGATGATGATGCGCTGATTGGGTCGCTTATCAAGAACGCACGCATCTGGCATGAGAACTACACCGGCCGAAACTACGGCACGCGCCAACTGCATCTCACCATCGAGATGACCGCCGGCGAACTCTACGAACTGCCTGGGCCGGTGCAGTCGATTGACATGGTGATGATGGACGGATGCGCCACGACCGATTTTAAGGCTTATGGAGCGAACGGCGCGCAGATATCAGTATATCACTCCGGCATATACGAGATATGGCTCACAACTGGCTATTCTGCCGTTCCTGACGATATCAAGAACGATATTCTATCCATCACCGCGTACACATACCAGAACCGTGGCATCGACTTAAGCAACGAAGGAGCCAACCTTGTTGACTTCCCGATGATGGCCGCCCAATACTACCGGAGGGTGGCGATATGAATTTTGAATTGAAAGGTGTCCAAGGAGTGGTTAATGCTCTTTCACAGATAGAGAGTAAAGTATCGAGGCAAGTCGCAAGAGAAATCGAAGCAGGCGCAAACAGCATTGCCCGTGATGCAAAGCGAATGGCTCCGGTAAACTTTGGCGAAGTGAAGAACAGCATCGGGGTTGAGAAGATTACAAATTACAAGTTCAGCATTTTTGCCAATGCCTACCATGCTCCTTATATTGAGTTCGGGACAAGAGGGAAAGTAAAAGTCCCGACAGAGATGCAAGATGTTGCGGCGGAAATCAAGGCGAGGCCAAAACGCGGAACATGGGATGACTTTGTTGACAACATATTTGACTGGATACAACGCAAGAAAATTGCAGCGACTCAAATCGTACAAATTAAAAGTGGGGCAAACAAAGGCCGTTTCAGAAAAGCAAGCGGATTGCAGCAAGCATTATATCAGCGGCAACTTGCTTTCTTGATTGCAAAGAGGATATACAAAAATGGCATAAATCCGCAGCCGTTTATGTATCCTGCGTTTGTAAAAAACAGAGCCAAGATTGTGGCAAGGATCGAGGAAATAATTAAGAGACCACAATGAAGAACCCAGGCACATCACTCCGCAAGGCATTTGCTGCCGCACTGGCATCGCTGACATACGATGGAAAAGCGGTGACCGTTTATTCGCAGCTACCAATCGTCACGCTGCCGGACAATTATGTGTACATCAACAGCATGACGCATGCCCAAGTCGGCAACAATCAAATCTTCATACATGATTGCTCGATCACATTGGATGTGGTCAGCAAACAATACAAGCAGCTCGACTACGATGTGACGGATGGAATAGCGGCAGAAGTGATGAACACGCTGGTCACGTTCCCTTACTCCACGCTGATAGATGCAGACTTTCAATTCGTGGCTCCGGTGCTGGCATCAAGCAACTACCTTGTCGAGCAGGACGGCAGCGCATGGCTCGTTCGGAAATTGCTTACTTTTGATATGACATTAATCGAAAAATAAACCAACGAAATGGGACAAATACAAGGTTCGGTTCAGAACATTGAGATCGATGTTGCCGGCGGCACATCTTACAAAACGCTTGTCTGCTTGCGGACATCAAGCGTGAACACTACCGTAACGGTCAACGAGGATGAAACCAACTGCGGTAAGCTGACATCAGTAGGCGATCCTGGTTTCTCTTTCTCATTCGATGCCGTTTGCGAAGTGGCTCCGACGATCTCACAAGTGAGCTACAAGGATCTGCTGACTGCTTCCGTAAACAAGACCAAGATCACGGTGCGCTTCCAGAATCCAACTGTTACCGGCGCGTCCATCGGAACGGTCTATTACCACCAGTGTGAGGCATACATCACCGACCTGACGCTGAACCAAGATGCCGCGGGTGGTGCTTATGTCAACTTCTCCGGGACAATTCAGTCCACCGGCACGCTTGACATTACTCCGTAATCGCATCACACAACACACACAATCATGAACGGATACATTCAGGCCGACATCCTTGGCCGTACCAGGGGTTTGAAGTTCGGCATGCTGGCAGTCCAGCAAATAGGCATGGAAATGCAAAAGTTAGGCAAGGTCTTCGGGGACAACTCGATAGACCTTGCCGCCGTGCCCGTTATTATCTATTGGGGTCTATTCAATAATTGTTACATCAAGAAGGAAGACCCGGACTTCACCTTTGAGGATGTCGTGGATTGGGTTGATAGCAACATCAGCAGCCCAGACATCTTTACGCCAATCTTGCAGGCATTCTACGACTCCAAGTTCCTTCAGCCAACTCAACAAGCACCGCAGGGAGATCAAAAAAAAAGTTCGACCTCGACACGCAGGAAGGGTGGGACAAGTTAAGGGCGCACGTCACCGGTGAGATCGGCCGCACTGATTACGATGCTCTGACCTTCAAAGAAGTGTCGCTCATTATCGAAGGATATCAGGAGCGGCTCATCCACGACTATCGGAACACGCGGCTCGTCATGTTTATGATGGCGAAGATGTGGGGCGATCCAAAGAAGGTGCCTGACAGCCCGGAAGCCCTTTGGAGATTGCCCGGGGACGCGGATGCCGGGGTCACAGAGCAAGACATCGCCGAGATGTTTCGTAAATTGCGCTCAAAGGAACAAGGTGGCGGATAACCAACTTCAGATAAATATAGGCGCAGATACGCGGAGCCTTGAGCAAGGTTTGCAGCGTGCAACTGCCGCAGTGGAGACATTTGACAAAAGTGTCAAGCAGACAACTGCTAATTCCGGCAAGGCTACGCTGGCATTGACAAACCTTGGCCGCGTAGCATCTGACGCTCCTTTCGGCTTCATCGCCATTGCAAACAACATCGAGCCACTCATCCAATCTTTCCAATCTGTACGGAAAGAGTCCGGCAGTTTGGGCGGTGCGCTCAAAGCACTTGGCAGTTCACTCGCAGGCCCCGGCGGTCTGCTACTCGGATTCACACTTGTAAGCTCTGCCATCACGGTGGCAATTCAAAAATATGGCAGTCTGGGCGGTGCTATTGATGCAATATTTGGCAAGCAAGATTCGCTGAACCAAGAGATAAGATCAGCGGCTGAATCTTACGCCAAGTACAATGAGCAGCTCAAGACCACGACAAGCATCCAATCAAATGCAGCCGGAAGTACGCAGGGAGAGATTAGCAGGGTGAAGGCACTTGCTGCCATCGTAAACAATACGACTGCAACCTATTTGCAACGCAACAACGCGCTGCAAGAGTTGGCAAAAATAAACAAGACATATTTTGGCAATCTTGATCTTGAGAGCGTAAAGCTTGGCACGCTGACAAAAGCGGTCGATGCGTACACAAAAGCCACCATTCAGTCAGCAATTACCAAAGGTTTTGAGTCAGAAATAGGTGCGGCGAATGTAGAGCTGAATAAGCAGGAGAACATCCTGAAGAAACTGCAAGATAGGCGCAGGACTCTTCAGGCTGCTCCTCAAAGGATCGTGGGCGCAGCGGCTACGGTTGACACACGTGATTTAATTGCTGCCACTCAAGCAGAACTAGATCAGGCGAGAGTAGTGACTGAACTCCGCGCAAGGATTCGTGAGCTTAATGCAGCAATAGGGGATAGCATCCGGCAGTTTAATGCCATTACTGCGCCTATTAACGCGGCCAATACTGCAACGCAGAACAATACTTCGGTCACAAATAGGAATACGAGTGCGATAAATAAGCGGACTGCTGCTTTGCAACAAGCAGAAGAAAAGCAAAAGTCACTTGCAAAAATTCTCGCAGAAGCTGGTCAGGTTCAGACGCTTGACTTCACATCATTATTTGATGTTGATCAAGCAGAAGCTAAAAGCAGGCTTGAGCGGCTTGGCGTAATTACTGCGTATCGTGACGCATTTGAAGAAGCACTCGCACCATCTCAAGGGAGGCTTGGCCGTGACTTCACCATCATCCCGCCAGCAGCCATTCAGGCAGCCATTGATAACGTCAACCGATTGCGGGATGCTGGATTACAAGCAGGCGCGGCATTCAGCTCGGTCATATCTCCGGCCATTGATGGCGTATTTTCAGCCATCGAGAACGGGCAAAGCGTCATCAAGTCGCTTGGCGATTCGTTCAAGAAACTCGTCATTGATCTCATCAAGGCAACGGTCAAGGCTGCTGCTTTTGCTTTGGTCATATCGGCGGCATCCGGTGGCACCATCAACTTCGGCACTGCATTCCGCGGTGCTTTGCAACTCGGCGGCACCGGCGGCGGCTTCGGTGGTTTTCGTGGCGCAGCAGCACCAACCTTCGGCGGTGTGGGTGGCTTCGGTGGCGGTCTGCAACTTTCCGGCCAAGTAGTATTCACGCAGCGCGGCACTGACCTTGTCGGGGTGCTGAACTCATCGAACGCACGCATAAATCGGGTAGGCTAATGGCAGCAGTCAAGTTTTTTATGGAGTTCGAGAACGTGCAGGGTGATCTCTGCACGGTCAACTTTATTTTCGAGGATTACAACGATGCGCCGATACGCTTGTACGGCGGGCCGCAGCCGTTCATCCTTGGCGAGTTCAACCAGGACTTTGACTTATTCAAACCTATCCGGCCACAGCAAGCCACCATTCAGGTGCTTGCATCTGCCGGCGGTGTATCGCTGGAGGACTTCCTGACCGACAATGACACCGACATCACGGTGCGCTTTGACTTTGGGGACTTCGGGAGTTATTGGCAAGGTATCCTATCGCAGGAGGACATTGAAGAGACATGGATCAGTACCAACCATATCCTCACGCTCCGAGCAGATGAGGGCTTCGGAAGACTTCAGAACAAACAACTGAACGATGGCACCGGAGCGGCACTGATTGGCACCTATACGCCATTCAATTACATCCAGTATGCTGCGGATGATGTGATCGGCAACTTCTTCTACACGCGCATATATTCCAATCTCTTTCACACCTCGATGTCATCCGCATCGAACAAGACGGGCATTGATCAATGTCTTATTGATGCGAGGACATTTGAGCAATCACCTGGAGTGTTCGACAATGGGTACACGGTCATAGAAAAGATCAACCGCGCTTGGAGCCAAACATTATTCCAATGGAATTCTTTGTGGGTCATTCTGCGCATCCCTGAACTCTTCCGCACCGGCAATCTTGTCGGCTTCAACACCAACCGGCCAACGGTCGGAAACCGCGCATCAGCCAACACGCGCTACGATATCGAGGTGGGTGTGCAAGAAGATGTGAAGCCGATCGTGCCGGAGATGTTGAAGACCGTGATCAAGCCGAAGAAAGAAACCACCATCCAATTCGATTGGGAGCAATACGACCAGGTCATTTGCAATGAGTCATTCAGGTACGGTACGTTCATCGAAACGACCGGCACACCACCAAACGAGACAGATAAATATAGCATCGATTCATGGACGGTGCAGCAAGGTGCTCTTGGTAATTCAAACCCAAGCACAAGCATTTTCCAAAGGCACGTAGTATTTGCAGGGAGTAGGCTTGACGATGAGTATGGCATATTGCAAAAGCAGACATCTGCGCTTGTATGGGCACGCTCATGCAATGTTTACGTTTCTCAAGATAGTGAATTGACATACAGCGTTCAGTATTCGTTGAAATCTGCGATGTCATTTACAAAAGTGGATGCCATTGGTATCATACAACTATTTGCAAGCGATGGGACGTACTACACAATGGATGATGACGGTATTTTTTACCAATCAAATTCAACTTGGACGGTTAATGTAAAACTTTTGCAAGTCACATTTGCAAATGGTGAAGGCGAAGGCTGGGCAGATTATGAAGTGAGCGGTAATATTCCAAAGGATGGGTACTTGAATTTTCTTTTACTGAAAGATGAAACAAGCCCGAAAGATTTTATATACTTCCGCGGCCTATCAGTTACTATTGAGCCAAAGGTTCAGAAGTTCCGTAGGCTGAAGATAAAGGGAGACTACGACCGTTACACCATCGACCGGGAGATAGTCAACACAGAGACTGAAACCATCTTCCTGGACGATGCGCAACTTCAGATACATCGGGGCGCACTCCTTGAATCCGATGGAATCACGCTGACCAATGACCAATGGTATCGCCGAACCGACTTCAATGGCGATGTCACCACTGACGAGCGGCTGACATTTAAGCGTCAGCATGCGCTCTCCAAGTGGTACATGAATCGAGGATATAAGACCAAGCTCGATGTTAATCTATTCGGCTTGAAGTGGAAGGATCAGTTCGATGTCACTTATCCCATCGGCATTATCAACACGATCAAATTTGTGGATGATGCACCGACAAAAATATTCGCAATCACGAACCTAAAAGAGATAGATTTTATGTCATGCACATGGAGTGCCACGCTCATTGAGATTGTTGACACTACGATTGCAGACAATGAGCCAGGTGCGGAAGATGTGCATACCTTTGACTACTATTACGAATAACACATGGCCGATCCGGTAAAGGGGGAAAATGTGGTCTTTTATGCCAAGCTCGGAACGAGTTACTACCCGTTCGCTTGCGCCAAAGAGGTCACCATCACCCAAACGACTGACAAGATAGAGCTGGCTCCGTACACAACGGGGAAGTGGCGGTCATTCATCTATGGTCGCACCTCCGGCACCATCACCGGCAGCGGCATCGTGAAGATTGACGCAGGAGCTGGCAAGTACAGCATATTCGATCTTCTGAACTTCCAGACCGATCACATCATCGTTCTGACCAGGTACACGCTCACTGACCCACAAAGCAATCAGAAGACCTACGATGTGCCATGCCTTATTGACGAGGTGACGCTCTCCGGCACGGTGGGTCAGTTCGCTACCTACTCCTTCACATTGACAATGTCAGGCGATCCTGAATTTAACCAGACACCAATCAATGACGCGCTGACGGATGTGGACTCTTGGGATTACACCGCCACCGGCAGCGAGACGGTCATCAGTGATGCCACACTCATCGGAGTCGATGTGCTTGACATCCGCAGGAACGGCATCGGCCTTCAGGTGATCACCGCCGGCACACCTACCGGCAGCCAGGTGAAGTTCAACTCCGGAGCCGGGTCGCTTGAGTTCGGCATGGCTCTTGGAGCCGATGAGTACATCCTTGTAATCTATGTCGCTTGATGGTAAGCGTTAAAACATACATCGTTCCGGCAGCGCAGTCATACGTTGACACATCCGGCATCGTGGCCGCTGATGTCATGGTCGTGGATCGCAACGGCATCGGCGTGAAGCACTCTACGAGCTTCAACACCGGCACCAATAGCGAGAGCATAAAAGCATACCAATGGTATGGGGTCAGACCCCAGACGCGGCCTTCTGGCACGTACCTAATCGAGATCAGCGAGGTCATCGGCTCGACTGACCGCACTTATGTGTTTAGGGTCGGCCCATCTCCATCCGTAGGATGGACGTACACGCTTTATTTTGGCTCCATCCTTGCCGTCTATACCTCGCAGGCGGGTGATACTGCCGCCGATGTGCGTGACGGCCTTGTTGCGGCTGTAAATGCCCAGACATGGGGCACGTCAGTGACTGCCACGGCACAGAGCACGAACGAGCTTGAAGTGGTGGTCGATGACCTGACCACAACGCTGACAAATCTTGTTGGGAAGGAGAAGTGGAAGAATGGGTACTACGTCACGATCACCGGGGTAAATTACATCGTACTGGAGCAAGAGAGCACAACGGCGCAACCATCACTTCCGGCAGTGGCAGCATCTTACAACTTTGTTGACCTGACATTGATGCCATCCGACATCCAAACATACCTCACCGAAGCACTTTACATCACATCGTTCAGCGAGAGCGTGGCCGGCACGGCAAACATCAACGGCGTGCCGGTCATTGGCAACGTGCCGGCGAATGAATGCGTAGTGTATCAACCAGGTCAGAAGATATACTTTGAACTGCCACTTTTGGCAGGCGAGATCATAAACGTGATATCTAAATGAATATGAAACGACTACTTTCACTTGTTGCAATTTTTGCAACACTTCAAGCATCAGCGCAGCAAGTAAATCCGGTGCCGGATTATGTTTTTGCCAATCGCATGAGCGCAGGGCGCAATACGGTGACCGACACGGCAGCGTATTTCTCCATCGGGCCGCGATATGGGGCAACCCGTGGTATGATGCCTCCAATGGTGGTGGACACTGCATCATTTAGCGCGAACAAACGGAACGGATTGCTGATATTCTCCGTTCAGAAAAATAAGTTCTTGTATTGGGATTCGGTCGGCGTAAAGTGGGCAGAGATGGCGGGTACCGGTGGAAGTGCCATCACGGGTTCAGGCGTCGCAGGATATATGCCTGAGTTCACCACTACGACCAATCTTGATACTACACGCCTTTATCATTCAGCCGGTCGCTTTGCCATAGGTAGCACAACGACAAGCAATGGTGCGTTAAGCGTTTACGGAGGCAATATTTACACAGACAATGATTTGAGGCTTGGGTCAACAACAGATTGGGGAGTCGAGGCTGAATTAACAAACTTCCAAATAGTACAACGCACAACAAACTTCAGGTATTTGACTATTGACAGCGCAGGAAATGTAGCTTTTGGCAGGCTATCAAACGCAACCGGGTCAAATGCTTCAGCGTACTTTAATACCGACAAAGAACTGATCATTGCCAACAGCGCGGTAGATCTTGGAAATTACAAATTACAAGTTAGCGGAAACGCATACATCGGAGGGAATGCAACATTAACAAGCATTGACAGTATTACTTCTCCGATCAATGTACTGACTGCAAATGCAAGCGGGTTGGTGCAAAAAACATCTTTAGCGAGCATTGGAATTTCCGGAAGTGGGACAACAAATTACGTTCCAAAGCTTACAGCTTCAAGGGTAATCGGTAACTCTTTAATATTTGATAATGGCTCGCAAATTTTGATAAATACAACATCAGCAGGCGGCGGCTATACTTTACGTGTGTCCGGTAGCATGGAAACTACCGGGGCGACTTATTTAGGCACAAGCGGCGGTAAAGTATTGATGAATTACACAAGCGCTTCACCTGCTGAATTGAGAGTGCATAACACGGCAACAGATAACCAGCAATTAATACTTTCAAACGCCGGGACATATCACACGGGGTTCATTGCATCTCAAGCCGATAATGTTCTGACGGACACATATGCCTGGGGTATGTTTGGTGGTTCCAATAGCTATATCAGTGGGCTTTCATATTCTGCTGCCATTGCTTTGGCTGCTGATGTTTCTGCTTTCCGAATCATCAAGAATAACAATTTGAACTCTACACCAAGCGCGACACATTTGCAGCTGAACAACTCATCCGGTGAGCTATTATTAGGCACCACGACTGACGCAGGGGATTACAGATTGCAAGTATCCGGCAACATCTATAACACTGGCAGCCTGACAACCGGCGCACCTTCAGGCGGTAGTATCAAGCCTTGGAAAATAGGCGAAGCTGCAACGGTATCTCCAACATCACCGAACAGAACGCTCCGCGTTGAGGTCGATGGCGTTGTGTATTACATCCATGCCAAAACGACAAATGATTAACTTTGAAACATGAAAAAAGCACTCACACTCATTGGCGTCATGACACTGATGGCGTTCCAACCATCGCCTAAAAATTACAAGCTTGAGCTGACTGCGCAGGAGGTGCAAATTATCTACGATGCACTCGGTGAACTTCCGGCAAAACAAACCGAAACAATAAGATTCAAACTCATTCAGCAAGTGAACGAGCAAAATAAACAAGAGAAAAAATGAAGCAACTGATTACGCTGGCCTTCCTGGTTCTTTCCTTCTCCGCATTTTCGCAGAAGGATTCCACACGGCCCAACAAGCGACCGATTGACAAGGTCAAGGTATGGCAGAACGGGGTCGTGTACGATGCAGATGACATTGACGTGGTTTGTGTGTGGGATGACCTCGCAACGACTGCACGGTTCTATTACACCTTGTCGGATTCGACCGGAGCCGTGGTGACGAGCGGGAACGTGGAACTGACCGGAGCGAAATATCAGGACTACGCATCCAAGCCGAATCATGACGATCGGGCGGTAGTGTTGGTCATGAGGGAACTTAATGTTCGGCAGCGGGAGCAGAGAGCGGCCACGCAAGCGGCACGTCAGGCGGCAGCAGGCACAGCACCGAAGCAATGATAATCAAAGCCGGCACGCATGCTCCTCTTCGACTGCCTGAAATTATTGGGCAGTCGAGGATTTTGCGTTATGCGGTCGAGTTCACGCCATCGTGCCGGTACCGGATAGGGGAAGACCAGAGCGACATCAACAAGCTCTTCGGCATCGGCTACTTCCCATACCACCGCCTCAACTCCGTTCGGTTCGGGTGGAGGTACACAAGCAATGACCACGTTGACATCTTTGCGTACTGGTACAAGGACGGAGACCGAGCCTGGAAGATGATGGGTCAGGTGCCCATCGGCAGAGAGCATATCTTTGTGCTGACTCCGGGGCTGACGGTCCACACGCTGCAAGTTTACGGCAGAGGGATGGCGGCAAATGTGCCGGG